AGCCCTCCAGGGTCCTCATTCTTTCTTCTCTTTGTAGAAATACTCGTCGGTCGCGATCCAGTCCCGCTCTGCCTCACACGTCCACAGCTGCTCGTTTACTTTAAAGCCCGGGTTCTCCGTTAAAGGATTCGTGACAAAACTGGAATCCCGCCAATAGATACGGTTATTCGGCTGCAGGGCGTAGTTGCCGTGGTCGAGCTCGATCAGGTGCGCGCACTTGTTCTGGCTCGGCTCGTCCGAGAACCCGTTCCCGCTCCAGTCGAAGGTCATCTTATATGCTCCGCTAAAAGCAAGGAGCGCTGGCCCCACCGGCAACATCACCTTGCACCGGAGGCCGTCCAGGTAGTCGAACTTTGTAACTGAGACCGTCTCGCCGAAGCAGTCCCAGAGCTGCAGATGGTGGTGGGGCTGCCATGGGGCGTCTGGCTTGTGACACAACGCAGACACAGGCGCCCTCCAAAAGCATGCACCCTCCTCTGTAATGACATGGAAGCCCAAAGCTCGGCCGGGCACGGAGGCCACCCCAAACACGATGCACTCGACCGTTTCGTCGTGATGGCTCTCCTGGTTGTAGAAAAACTGCTTGCGGAAGTAGCAGTACCAGTGCGGCACCGAGGCATTGAGGAACGGCACTCAGATCACGAGCCCGTAATTCCTGAGGATTAGATCGCGGTTCTCCCGGGCGAAGGGCCACATTTCCTCTACCCGCATACTCACCACCCTGCGCAAGTCCACAAGGTCCAGGAACCCCCCAGGGCACACTTTGTCCGGGTTACCCGTAGCCCTCTCCCCAAGCTCGGAGTGGCCATGGATCGAGTAGCCCGGACCTATCCAGTAGGCCAACACGACGCAGAGCTTCTTGAGGGCAATGTCCGCCACCCAGGTAGGAGGGTGCACACGGAAATCCCCCGACACGAAGACCCCGATCGACTCCTTGTTGAACGCTGCTGCGTGGGGGGTGATGTCCAAAATCGGAGCGTACTGGGTGACGAAAGCCCAGGGGTCTACTCCCACGCAATAAGGGAAGCGGCCGTCCGTGTAACTGCCCGCCTGGAACTCGCCCATGTTGCTGAACGACTCGATTAGCTTCTCAGGGACTACGCCAACCTTCGGCCCCAGGCGGTGGATTATGATCCTCTTGATCTCTCTCCTGTCCCGCTTCTGTCGCTTCCTCCGAGCACGCGCTGAGGCAAATGTCTTGTGGATAACGCTCGAGACATCGAGCTCGCCGAGGCTGGTCTCGTCTATAAGGCACGGGTTCGACATCCCCCGAGTGAGCTCTCGCATGGTATTCACCACAGAAGCCGCAAGCCGGCCTCGGACGTCCAGTCCCCGTTTCTCTGGTACTCCCCCCGAGTGTACAGGCCTAGGTTCTTCCATGGCCTCAGGTAGGCTTCAACGCCTGCTCCCTGGGTTTGCTGGTTAGCAAAGCCATAGATGTTCACCTCACCCGTGCCTGACAGCTGGAAAGCTCGGTCTAAACCGAGCCCGAACTGCCTCAGGTAGGGCTAGCGGCCTTCGCGATCGCACGACTCTTGCTGTACGACGCCGATATCCAGGCCACCGCAGCAGACAACGCCGCCGCTGCGGCGACGTACCACGGCTCGCCGCCCTGAAAGGCCGTGAGGAATGCCCCGACAGCGATCGCGCCTACGCTCATCCATGTAGAGCGCTTGGCTAGTTGGAACTCGGTGGTGTCCTTACCCTCTGCTGCCATTTCGGCCTCCTTTGGTGGCTAGCCTCCTGTTCAGGAGGTAATTGGCTAAAGCTATTATGAGCCCTGTGCCGCCTGCGACGCCGCCCATTTCAACGGTGCGACGACCGAGGGAGTTGTCCCTGAAGGCATTGAGTGCGTCGATCTCCTTCTTGCGGCGTACGTGCATCGCGTCGACTTCCTTCCTCCGACGGTCGAGCTCCTCTTTTAGAGCCCCCACCCGCACCGCGGTCTCTCCGATCCTTACCTTCATGTCCACTTGGCGCCTGGTCGCTCGTGACATCTTCTCCTCGAGGACTGTGATCTTCTTTGTGATCTCGTGGTACAGGAAACGCTCGCCAGCATTCATGGACTCGTAACCGGTCTGCCCGAGAGCCATGAAGGCGAGCCAATATTTCATGGGTTCTCTGGGATCTCGTCGAGCAGTGTTTTGATGCCGTGGAAGACATCGCTGTCAGAGATGCCTCGCCGGTTGATGACCCGCAGGTCAGGGTCTGGGTCCCAGACGACGTAATCATCCCTGAGGCATGGGACAGGCGTTCCGACCGCAGGCGAGCATGGGCGCCTATGGGCCGCAGCGTTCGCTGGGTTTGCGATGTTTGTAGTGCCTCCCTGGCGATGGCCGCGGAAACAGAGGTCTCCGCCGGGCAGTATCGAGCACTCGTTAGGAAGCTGCAGCCCTGGGCAGGAAGGCTTCACGAGCTGGTAGATCTCGAGGGCTTCCTTCGTGCCTTTGAGCTCCGTGAGGGCGCCGGCCCAGTCGCCGCAGTTGAACCCCTCAACGGTGATGGACTGTTGCACCGCCACGACTATGCCCACCCCAGCCCCCAGAGCGGTAGCCATGAATAACAGCAGCGCTTTAACTCGAGCTCTCATTTGCGCCTTACCTCTACGTTCTGGACCCAAAAGCCTTCGGCCACCTGAGCGGCGCCGGCCTCGTCGCACCCGACGGCGAGTTCGTCTAGAGCCGTGGGGGATGTTAATGCCGTGCTCGCAGTCACCAGACTGGTGTTGTCCTGGATCAAGTCATAATTGTCCGAACTATAGTTGAACTCTGCGTCAAAAATAGTGTTCGTGCCCCACACAAAGACAACGGACGATTTGGAGTTAGAGAGCCCACCCGAGTCCACCATCCGCACCACCTCATTGCCGAGGAACGTCAGCTCGCTTAGTGCCGACGACCCGTCGCTGAGGTTCAGCATGGTGGCACTACTGGCAAAGCCAGCGATACCGCCGGTGAGCAGGTCGAGCGACAGGGTGGTCGTCTTGACGATGTTGCCAGAGGAGTCGAGCGGAGGGGCGCTGATGTCGTAGATCAGAACATCGTCACCGTAGGCGGCCGTTGCCCCGTTGGTCTCTGCAGAAAAAGCATTAGGCGATATAGCTGGGGCCGCTACTCCAGATGCGCCCCAGACGAGCCCGAGAGGGGCGACGTACGCAATGGAGGTTTCGCTGGTTGTGGCGCAGTCAGCTCCGAAATCGACCGGGCAAACCTGGATCAATAAATCTGTGCAATCACCGTCGCTGACCAAAAAAGTGTAAAAGAAAACATGCCACTCTGTGGAAATTATGCTCTGTGCGGTGAAGTTGTGGACGACCGGCGTTCCGCAAGTGGTCTGCTCCGTCATGATGACATCAAGGCCCTGCTGGGCAGATGCGGTGCGGCCGGCGACCGTGAGCGTAACCCTGTCGCCGGTTACCAGGCTCGTCATATCTAGGGTGGTATGTACGTATTCCGCCCCTGCCCCGTCATCGTCCTCCACGGTGCAAATATTTCTATCGCGGTACAATTTTGGTGAGGTAACGCCGCATGTGACAACACCCGCCCCGCCGTTCGCAGTCCAATTCGTGAGATCTAGGGTGTAAGGCAACCGGTTGGTCAGGCTTACGATCGGGATGTAACCCCCCGGGGTTTCCGCTCCGTCAGGCCTTGTTGCCGAGTGTCCGCCAATCTTTGCCCACCCGGCTGAGAACTCTTCGATATGCGCATCCACCAGCTGCGCGGACGCGCCGGCGTTCGTGTACGTGTTTACTCCGCCCCCGGTGGTAGGGGTCAAGCCCATTACGTGCCAGCTCATGTCTTTGACTTCTTGGGGTGTGAGGATTGTCCCGTCCCAAGCAAGGACAAAGGCAATGTCTGCATTAGCGTTTGGGTATGTGCCCCCAGCATCCTGGCCTATGGCAAACCCCGTAGCGCTGAACTTGTTCCCAGCAGGCATTGCCACGGCTGATCCCGCGACACCGTTAAGGTACACAATCGCATTCCCGTCAATATCCATGGTTACACAGATAAAGGCCCACTGTTTGATGATGTCCGTCGCGACAAGTGTCTCGGAGAACGACGCCCCTACCTCTGCGCGAAGTTCCGGGAACCCGTTGCCTTCGGTGGCAAGGACATAGCCATCCCCGTCGGTATGGACTCTCCCGGCTATAGTGTTGTTGATGACAGATGGTCGCGCGAGGGCACAGAAGGAGATGTCATTATCAAGGTTGAGGATGTCCGCCCCTGTGAAGTCATCAGCAGAGCCATCGAAGCGTTGGGCCGTTATGCAGCTGACGCTTGCAGGATCTCCAGAATCTGTGATGTCGGAAAAATCACCGTCTGGACAAAAAGGGGTGTCTTGAGCTGCAGGATCACCAGCTTCGCTGAGCGTTTCCGTCGACCCGTCAATGTTAAGCTTGTCCCAGCCGTACCAGGCGAAGGTCGGCTCGGCCACGGTACTGGGGACATCGGCCTTGCTTGTGATCCCATTTGAATTCAGAGGGGATGCACCGTACGTGACCTCTGCCGCCACCCCAGGTGCGTCATAGTGCGTGCCGCCGTCGTAGTGCGCCTGCCGGTCATAATGCGACCGGGTGTCGTTATGGGTCCCGCTGTCGTAGCTGGTGCCTAGTACCAGGGCGGCCAGCAGTGTGAGCAGGGTCCGTTTCATTACAGCGACAGGGTGTACCCGGTTACCGTTACGAGATCACTGCCGTCGGCGCTGGCGCCGCCGAGAATACACGTCACATGGATGAACCCGAGCACATCCACCCTCCAGGTGAAGTCCTCATCCCCGGAGACGGCGTTCGTGAACAGGTTATCCGAGCTAGTACAGTTCCCGGCTGCTACGTCGCATGATTGTATTGTGAACTCTTTTGTGCCGGAATCATCACTAGCGCTGCATACCATCGTCACAGTGGTCGCCGAGCTATTGGTGTAATCAATGTAGACCACCAAGAGGCCGTGGCCGAGAAGGTCAGCCTGTGTCACCGTGAGGGTTCTCGTCGCGGCTGTAGCGTTCAGGGCAACGGCGGAGAGGAGCGTCCCTAGATCTGTGAACTTGTGAGTCTTTCGCGTCTCGGAGGCTCCGGCAGTCACCGGTGCCACAAAGAGCGCAAGGGCCGTGGTAGCGGCAAGTAATAGCTTTTTCATTTTTGGGCCTCCATTGATTGCGCGGCGGACTGTGCCCGCTCACCGAGATTTAGTTTGTCGAGCCCGGTCACTCGCATTCCCCCGCCACCTTGCCCGGCTACCGGGGCCGGCGCAAAGGCTTGCTGTGACGCCCGGATGAAGTTTGGCGTCAGCGTTGCGTCCAGTGGTGTATCGAACAGCACCGACAGCCTTATCTTGGAGTCGTACGGGACAGCGGCTGGATTCTCTGCAACCTGACCCACCACTTCCATCTTCGCCTTCTCGTAGACCTGCGGGTAGAGCTCACGCAGTGTCTCCACGGCTTCTTTCGTGATCGTGCCGTTCTCAAGGTCGCGGAAGACGCTCATGGGATCACGGGCCGCGGCTACCCGGCGCGCAAACTCAGCGGTGGCTTCTCTCGTCGGCTCCCAGTCTGGATTGACCGGCATGAGCAGGTTACCGCTTGGCGGTTGTTTGGGCGCGTGCTCCTGGAGGTATTGGAGCCTCTTCGTGAGGAGTGCAGCAGTCTGAGCGGCCACCTTCGGAGAAGCAAACTCCACACCAGCGGTCTGAGAGGCGACAACATCTGCGATCCTCTCTGGTGAGGTTGTGATCTTGGCCAGCTCGTCAGACCAGCGCTTCGCAGCGGCCTGAGGGCTCTCGTCTTTCTTAGAAGGCGCCCTGAATACCCCGCTACTCTGCAACGCCTTCACCGCCGCGGGGATGTACGGCGCGGCTACCCTGCGAGTCGCCAAGCCTTCCTCCGAGGCCTTTATGGCAGCAAGACGTGTAGCTTCCTTCGTCGCCCCTCTGCCGGCCCTTAGACCTACTTGTGCGGCCACGCGCGTGGTTTTCTGGAGCTTCGCGAGCCTGGACGGCGTTCGACTGAGGGCTGACTTGATAGATCGCTTGATAGCCCCGTCGGTTTTCTCGGCGGCTTTTGTGATGCCCCTGAGACGGGTCATCTTGTCGGTCATGGCGTAGAGCGTGCTGGCGCCGCGGCGCTTGGCAAACTCTATGGCCATGCCCGTCATCGTGCCCCCAGCGGCAGCCCCCAATACTCCGACATCTCCGGCTCTACCGGCAGCCATTGCTGCCCCTCCGATCTTGGATGTGAGTGAAAACAGGTTATTGGAGTACGCGCTCCGAAATGCTTGCTGGGAGGTTTTATCGGCGATATCGGCCGACGCTGCGTAGAATATCCTGCTCTCCTCGTAGCGCTCGAGGCTGCCCGGGGCGTGCTTTTTCAGAAGCGGGACCAACTTGTCGTCCGCCTCTTTAGCGATCGTTCGTTCTATCTTTCGGAGAGCGGAAAACACATCGCCCGCAACCACGTCCCGGTCGTACGCCCTTTTCCCGTACACGCCGCGGTGGAACATGGCGTCGTCGAATGAGATTTTGCCAATTTGCTCCAAGTCGTCGGCGGCCTCGAGAAGTCTTTTCTTGCCCGCCTTGTTCCCCGGAGAACTGAACTCCCTCTCTCTGGCCGCCTTCCGAAGTTTGTCTGCGATTGTCTTCCCGGAAATCAACTGCTCATCCGGAAGGGCCTGAGTCGTGGTGATCTCATCCGCAGATCTCATGGTGCCGCCAATGCGCTTGCCGTGAAATTGCACAGCTTCGTCCAGACGCTCAGATACCTGCTCAACCGATCGAGCTGCCTTGATGATCGGCTTACCATCTGGGTGGGGAGCATCCGAAATGATGTCGAGCGAATCTTGTAGCTTTTTCTTACCCTTCTTCGCGCTGCCGAATCGTCTGGTGAAGCTGTTCAGCGTCTTCCGTTTAACCCCCAACGCCTGCGACGCCGCCCACCTAGCAGTACGCTGAGCCGCCCCAGCCTTGGGCGCCTCCTCTACGATCTCACCCGCAGCCTTCGCAGCCGATGCTGCAACGTCCGGGCCTGCCGCCGCGAGAACCTTGCCATCAGGCCCCACCCTCAGCTTGGCGCCTCCGATAGCCACCTCGTCCGAAGCACCGATCGCGGCCTTGGCCGCAACGCCCTCGGCCTTCTTGGCCGCCTTTGAGGCGAGCCCAGCAGCGATGCCCCCTCCTGCCGCGCCCATGCCAAAGCCAAGCAAGGCCCCGGTCCTCACAGTCGCAAGCAGGCTCTCCGCGTAGTACTCGGGGTCGATATTGCCCAGGGCATCCTCGGTGGCGAACTGCTGGTAGCCGGCTAGACCACCCTCGACAGCACCGCCCGCACCGCGGGCCAAGACCGTACGAGCAGCCCCCTTCGCAGCATACCCGCCAAGGCCTCGGGCAAGCGCGCCGCCTCCTTTGGCCATGAGGGACCCCGCGCCCCCTGGGCCCAGGGCGCCGAGAACGCTGCCAACGACGTGTGCGCCTTTGTATTCTTTGCGAGTAGCTTTGATGAAATCCCGGAGGGCTCCGGTGCGATCAGTCTGCCCCAAGGCTCCGGCCAACGGGACACCGCCGGTAAACATGTCGAGAGCACTGACTGCCCCTGTGGCGAGAGGGCCAAAATCCTTGGCTTCCTCAGCGACGACGCGCTCCTTCGCCTGGCCCTCTGTCTCGTACGTGTACCCTTTGTCGAATAGGCGCTTTGCGTGGGCGGCCGGGATCATGCCCGGGGTGCCGTCTGGCGCCCTCACAGGGATGTCGCCGGAGCTCTGCTTGCCCTGCACGAAGGTAAAGCGCCCCGAGCCAATCGAGTTGGTCACCTGGTCCGCAGGGACCTCGACCGCCTTCCCCTGCTCGTTGTCGTAGAGGTAAGGCATTACTTGAAGACTTCTCCGCCTCTGGTGAAGACCGGCTTGTTCCCTTTGCTGCCGGGGCTAAACGAAGGGTCAAACTTAGTTGGCGGCGGTAACACCTGCAGCCCGAGGTTGCCTGCGTAGAGGTTGAACTCTTGGTCGGCTCGGGCAATGGCGTCCTCCACGACGGCCGCCGGGTCGCTCAGCGTGAGCAGCTCGGAAGGATCTGGGATCACTTCCCCGGAAATCTCCTGCAGCCCCTTATCAAGGGCGCCGGCTTTCTCGACATTCTTAAGCTTCAGCATGGCGGCGGTAACCCGGCCTGTCATGATCCGTCGGTCGGTCGGGTTCATGCTGCTCCATTCTCCGCTCCTCGCCAGATCTACGATCCCCTGCAGGGCGTTGCGATAAACCTTGTAGTTGCTGGTCTCTACGCGAATCTTTTTGATGTCTTCCGTGCTTATTGGCACCGGACTTTCCGGATCCATGGCGAGCCCCGTTGCACGTAACGCATTGGCCTTGAGAACCTGATCGCGCTGTGTCTGCCCGGCCTGCGCCCCAAGCCGCAGCTTCTGAAGCCCCAACCCTTCTCGCTGCATGCCTAGCTGCTGCTGCTGTACCTCCATGCTCATGCGTTCCTTTACGCTGGTCATCGAGGCGTCGTGGATCAAAGCCTGGTGCTTTTGCTCCATCACGGCCGAGAGCTGCATGCCTCTCTGCTTGACCATCTCGGAGTCGGAGCGGGCAACGGCGACTTTGACCTTGGCCTCAGCGGCCTCAAACATCCGGAGTTTCTGGACCACGAGGTTACGCTCCTCGCTCTCCATGAAGTCCAGCTTCTCTCCACGTGCTTGCTTCTCGTCCAGGTACCCTTGCCGCTTCTTGGCGAAGTTGTGGCGCTGGGCATCGATGTCTCGGTCAATGGCCCCCTCTATGATCTCGAGCGCCGAGTTCGAACCACCGGTGAGGGCTGCGCCAATTGACCCGAGGAAGGTGAAGATGCCGGCTGCGACGCGACTCGATGCGCCACCAAGGATGCGGTCAGGGTCAAGCTCCTCGGCCTGCTTGAGGCTTGCACGCGCAGCCTTCCTCGTCTCCTCAGGGAGAGACGGGTCGCTGGCTTGCTCTGTCAGGCGGTCGAACTTCTCCCGAGAGTGCGAGGTCTTAGAATACTTGAGCTGTTTAGCGAGGTCGGCCTCTGACTCTTTGTAGTATTTCTGCTTGGCCTGCTGTTGATCGGCAAGCTTCTCGTCGAACCGCTGGCGCTTGAGGTACTCGAGCTCCGCGTGATCTCTTACGACAGCTGCCTTCTCGGTCTCAGCGGCCTGATAGCGCTCGAAGGCCGCTCTCTCCTCTCGCTGTGACTCCTCAAGGGACGACACGAACCCAGCCGTGCCCCGACGACGCTCGCCGGTAAGACCCGCCAGTCTGCGGTCACCCGAGCGTCGCTCCTGGCGAGGAGGCTCCTCGGCTGCCTTCTGCGTCTCTAGTTCCCCCTCCGTCACCTGAGGTATTGGCGGAGCAGTCTCAGCGCGGGCGAGAAGCTCTGCCTTGGCCGCATTTGGAGACGGCGGGGCGGTCGGGTCGGCCAGTGGCTGCACTATCGAGCCGTCTGGGTTGAAGTTGATACTGCCGACCGGGGAGAGGCCGGCAGCGTAATCGACGACCTCGTCGTCTTCTGTAAGTCCCTCGTAAGCCATAATTTACCCCCTAGCCAAAGAGCCCCTTGGCGCCGCCTGCGGCGGCTCCGCCGAGGGCTCCGCCGGCCAGGGTCGACACTAGGCCTATGTTCTGCCCCCGGGTCGTGACATCAAGCCCCTTCTTCGTCCGCCATGCATCAAGGGCGTCCTGGATCGTATTTCTCTCGGCACCGAGAGTCCTCCCGTAAGCCCCCTGGATCATGCTCTCGAGCCCCTGGTCGGCCCCCATTCTCATGCCTTCCCCCTGGAGCCCCAGCTGGCCGTAACCCTGAGCTCCCCGGAGTCCCATGTCCGCAGCACCGAGGTCCTGCCCGGCAACTCCTCGCATCATGCCCCCAGCGGCCTGGGTGGCCTGCATCGCCCTCAAGAGTCGATCTTTCTCTTCCTGTGCCCTGAGAAACCCTGCACTCTGCACTGCCTGGGCACGGGCGTTCTCCGCTCCGCTCTGGGCCCCTCTGGCTGCGAGGGCTGGGTTGATTCCTTGGGCTGAGGCCGCTTGTGCCTGGGCCGCGGCAATGGAGCTCTCCATCCCCCTCTGGAGCTGCATCTGGGCGACCGACGGGCCCTGCTCGCCTGCGATACCGAGAAGCCTCTGCGCGGCGTCCATCTGGCCGCCTCTTGCCCCTTGGTAGTCTCCAAGCGCCTGTTGCTGTTGGTCGAACGACGTCTGGCCGCGTTGTCCGAGGGTATCCAACATCCCTTGATTCATCTGAAACGCCCGTGGGTCGATTTGGCCAAACTGCCTCTCTTGGCCTGGCTGCATAAGAGGGCCCTGCTGTTGCATGGTGCGCAGGTTATCTCGCTGCCCTGTTAGGCCCTCGTAGCCACCGCCGCGCAGACGGTTCTGGAAGTCCTCCCAGGTGTTGCCTTCGTTGGCTTCTTCCGTCCACGAAGGGGGCACATCTATTTGGTTGAACCCGCCAGAACCGACCAGGACGCTGTCCTGGCCAGGAGCCGGGCTGCGGCTCCGGCTCACCGGTACGGCCGTTGGCTCGCCCCCTCTCTTTCCAAATACGTCTGCGTAGCCCATGACTCACCCCGTTTGTGCGACAGCAAGCCGCGCGATGCCGCCTGCATCGGCCACTGTAAGCTGAAGATGTGAAAGACTAAAGGACTCTGCTGTGCCGGCCGGGGAGACATCCTCCACTCGGAATCTGACCGCCTGACACTTCTGTGTTTCCGGTATGAAGCTGAGCTGTAGAGGGTCTAGGTCACTGCCCATCGTTAGAGACACCGTCTGTGATGCTGTCTCGCTGTAATCGTAGTAGGCTTTGACCTGGAACACGTGCTCGCTTTTGTAATCGCCAAGCAGCGCCACCTCGAAAATCTTCTGCCAGCCCTGTTCTCCACCAGCCTTAACCCAGGCCGTATCCAAAAGGATGGGATACGCCACCGCGTTGTCAAAGAAGTCGGTGCCTTGGCGCCACACCCTGCCCCCGGTCTGCATTATCACGTGATCGTTTTTCCAGACCTTGGATGTGAGCCCGTTCACGCCAGGCCAGGTACTCCATTGGTCGTAGAGGTAGTTATACGAAAGGCTGTCCCCGGTGCTGGTGATGAATCGGACTTCGTTCTTCGCTGGGAAGTTGTCCGCCCCAGTGATGGTCCCCGTGTACGCGTTCTCTGCCGGTGCCCCCACATACACCACCTGCAGGTCCCTGCTTAGAAGCTCCGGGCCTCGGCGGGAGACAAAGAATGTCCCTTTGCTAGTCGTCAGCAGGGGCGAGTTTTCCAGCATCCCGACCGGTGACACCACGTCACGAAGACTCGTGAATGCGCCTTGGCCGAGATTGTTCGGGCCGTCGCCGTCAAAGTAGAAAATCCCGTCCCTCGCCAGCACTATGACTCGACCATCCTGGGACGCTAGACCATGGACAGGACCGTGTTTAGTGTCCGGAACCGTTCTAAACTCGTCAGCGAAAGCCAGGCCCTCGCCTCTGATAAACTTCTTGCTGTAGGCAATGTCTCCGTTCGCCATAAGGAGGAACAGCCTGTCCCTTCTGACCACCGGGGAACTACACGCTCCTATGGGGCGGTTCTCCAGCACGCCGCCCGTTGTATAGAGGGTTCTGTTCGCACCCACGTCCGCGTCCGACAGCGTGCAGCTCACGCTAGGGTTGACCGTGGTCAGCGAGCTCGTCCCGACACCATCCAGGTAGTAGATCGTGCCGGCGTTTTTGGTCCTGTATATCTCTATCTTCACTCCCTCCCGTAGCGTGTTCCAGTAGGCCGGGAGAGTCACGGTGATCGTATCTTCACCGCCGGTCAACGTGATGCTGACTGCCTCTGAGGGGGCTGAGGTGTACCTGTTCCCCTCCTTGTCGTACCAGGAGTACAGCGCCTTGACGTTGAACGTCCCGGTTGGGACCGAGTTGGCACTGTTAGCCGCGACCGCTGAGATGCCCTCGGGTGATTGGTGGAATCCGGCCTCTGTATGGGCGCCGCCATTGATCAGCATCAGCCGCGACCCTGTGAACCCTTTGGTCCCGCCGAGAATAAACTCCTGGCCGAACCTCCCCGGCTCTGTCGTCACGTCGATCTTGACAAGTTTGGTGGTGAATATCCCCTCGTCGATACCCGACAAAAACCCTATCTGCGTGCTGATGGCCATGTACTCATCGCTGTCGTACGTGACCATGTTGCTGTGGAGCTCTTCGCCGTTTGAAGAGTAGATGGCGTTCGGCACGCCGAGGCCCGCTTCGAAATGGGCAACCACCACCTCGCTGCCGGTGCCATTCTCCAAAAGGAAGAACGGCCGCTGCAGGTCCCCGAGCCGTTGGACAGGAACCAAGGCCCGCCCGTCTACAGTCTTTGGTCTGCCGACAAGAAACGACCCCTTGGTGAGCGATGCCACACCGGACACCGTCCCGGAGTTGTCGATCGTGCCGGTTTGTATGTCGCTCTTATAGAAGTCCGTTACATCCGGTATCTCCCAGAAAACTTTCGTCCCATCGTCCTCGCAAACCACCTTGGTAACGCTGGCCGCAGTTAGAATGCCCGTTAAGGCGTAAGACGACGCGAGGCCAGCCACGGCGAACCCGAACCCCTGCACGGCCGCACTATTGTAGATCGCTGTTTTCGCCACGCCGCTGTTGGTCGTGACTGAGCAGTAACTCGTCGACGCGTTCACAGCCACCGCGGCCGAGGTTGCCGTTGTCCCAGCCTGAGTGAACGTGAACGTGTACATGTCGTCGGATGTGTCCATATAAGAGGCGACGCCCTGGTCGGTGCCCGGGTACACATCCCAAACGCCAGAATTGGCGTTCGTGTTTAGGTCTGTTTTGAGGTTTACCGATGACAGCGTGCTCGGGTCCGACGTCACATCCACGTAGCGAAAGCTCAACGTGTTCGACACCCCGATAACCACGCCCAGATAATTTCCGAATGCTATGGCCCTGCACTTGGTTGCGGCTGTCAGGGCAGTCCCAAGATGGACAGCCGAGCCTGTCGAGAGGTCAACGATACTAACAACGGTCGCGTCGGCCCCGCCGATAAGGGCGGAGAAACAATGCAGCGCATACCCGGCGTTGATCGCAACGTCTTGCCACCGCCTAGGGGACGTTGGTGCCGAGATGGCGAAACCCGAGGGGACAATAGAGGTGCTGATCTTGGCGTGAAGGGCGTTGTCGGCCGTGTCAGAGTACGGGGCGACCCATTTATCTCCAGTGTCGTCATAGGCGAAATACCCGCTGTTTGTCCCGTCTGTACCATACATGTACATTTCGGTGTCGAACACGTGCAGTGACTCGGCTGCCAGCGAGGCCCCATCGAGGGTGGCGTTACCTAGCTGGGCGAAACCTTTCCGCTTCGAGACACTCCCCCCTCTGTCGAACTCCCCGTTCTGCAGGTCCAGGAGCCTCCCCGGTTGGACATGGATGTCGGCCGTCTTGGTGTCGATGCCCTGCGCAAATGGTAGCGCGATCGTCTGCCTCTCGAGCACCATCAGTACACCACCACACCAAGCGTCCTGTCGCAGTCGGAGTGCAGCCGGAGGGTGTCGGCTTCGTTCGGGCTGGTTTCTTCGTGGAGACCCGTGTGCAGGAACCCAGAGAACGCCGTTGCATTAGCGTTCCCCTCTACCGTGTGGGTTCCAGCGCTGTAGAAGATGAGCACCTCCGAGGTTTCGTCCTTCGTAAGCTGGATGGTCCCGGAAACAAGCCCGATACCGTCGGCGGCCCCGCCCCTCTCGGAGAGCTGACCGCTGATGTCGTCGGCTACCGAGTTGGAGATGTACGCCAGCAACGTCTCGCTATCCGCCAGTGCATCGACCCTGACCGCGGCAGTCATCGTGTAGATGCCGGACACTGGCGCTGTGAACGTGAAAGCGGTGGTGCTGTCAAAGTTGGAGCCGTGGTCGTACGTCTCCGTGTCGAACGCGATGGTATCGCCTGTTGCTACGGTCGTCTGGTTCGTGCCGAGGTAGACACGGAACGATGCTGTGGCGTGCTCATCCCTGGCTGTCCACCAGCCCCTCATGGTTCGCCCAAGCTTATGCGAGATGTCGTTCGAGCCGGTTGTGATCGCGATGTCTTCGATCAGTCTCCCGTCTAGATGCGGCTGTGCGACCAGCTTGTCGTCGAACTGATCAATGCGGTCCTGGAGAGTTTCGAAATCTCCTTCGGCCTCCGTGCGGAGCGAGCGCATTCTCTCGAAGGGAAGCAAGACCACGCTAGTCCCCGATCACGGTCACTACGATTTCTGTCGCCGCTGTGTCTGCGTCGAATGTGAGGTCGCCCGCGACAAGCACTGGCCCGAGCCTGATCGTTTGCCCGGCGGGACACGCGTTGCCGATATTCACGCCGCCCTTTGTGGTGTCGTACTCGACATCGCAGAAGTTGGTGGAGTCCAGATTTGTCATGATCACATCGTCGACAGTGCCGAACATGGACAAGTCAATGATGGTCGTGGCGTCGGTCAGAGCCAAGACCTCGAAGTGTGCCACATGCCGCGTGTACGTGTATTCGTCCGTGTACGTGACATCGAAGATGTTATCGGTGTGGTTGGCATCACGAGAACCCTGCAAACGGGTCGTGGCCTTGAAGTGCTTTGTTGACGAAACTGCCATGTTAAACCCCCAGGTACTCGTAGTTAACGAACACGAGCTTGTCGCCCATGATTCTGTAACGAAGCCAGCTTCCGTCATTCGGGAATGACGCTGCCGCTGTGCCCCATCGATTGTAGACATCCCCGACCGTCTGCATCGTCCCCGAGTCCCGCTCGGTCGCCATGTCGATGATGTGCTGTTTAGCCTCCATCAACTCGCCCTTGAGCTGCGAGGCATCGAGCTCCTCGCGGACCCGAAGCCGTACCGCGATTAACAGCGACGCGTAGTCTTCCCAACCAGAGACCATCGGAAAGCCTATCTGGTCGTCGTCATTCGTGTAGGGAATGAACTCCGGAATGTACCAGTGATCGATCGCCCCGCTGAGGGAGGGGTTCTCCGAGTAGCCTGAGATCCCATCCAACGTGAAGCGCTCGAGCGGATACCTGCGCCCGCCGCTTTTGTAATAGACCTTGGTGGTCTTGTAATACCCCTTCGGCAGCAGGTAGTCACTCTGGCCGTTCGCCAGGGTGAACGCGTCGATCTCTCGCCAGTAGTCCTCGAATGACTCGATGAGGAGATCACGCGTCTTCGACAACGCGATGTTAGCAATGTGGTCAAGCCGTACCGGGTCAGGATACTTGCTGTTCTGCATCTCCACCTGATGGAGACCAAGGTCCTTTACCTCGCCGAATGTTACCCGGCTTGCCACGGCTAATCACGGCTCTCGTCGCTCAGTGCGATCTCGATCGCCCCCTTCAAGGCTGCGGTGTAGCCCTTGACGTCTTCCGCCTTGGCCATCTCGTAGGCTTCGCGAGCAGCGTCAGCAAAGGCGGTATCCCCCTCTGGCTTGGCGCCCCTCCCAGTGGCCCCCTTCGCCAACGCTGCTGCGAGCCTCATCATAAGTCTGAGACCTTGAAGTCGATGGCAAACCTGTGGACGTCGCCGGACACCGGGTCAGCGGCACTGCCGGCGATCAGGTGCGACAACACTACAAGCTTAGTCGCCACGACGTAGTCAGTGAATATCTGCCACACGGCATCGGTCACCGTTCCGGTATTCACCGGGGTGCCGCTGAAACTCATCAGCTCCGCATAAGCCTCTGTGGTTGTGATGGTGTACTTGCCTGTCGCGGTCTTCGCGAAGACCCAAACACCGTTCTCATCACTGTCAGTTGTTACGGCACCGGAAGCCCCGAAGGTCACCTGACCGTAAGTGCGAATCACATCGAACGGCGCGGCTGCTCGGATTTTCCCGTAGCCTCTAGTCAAACTCATAAGAGCTCTCCTTTCTTGGGTGACCTGCCGTCGTGCCCGTGCACAGGAGTAGACGGCTAGGTCCCAAGTTCAGTTTGATCACGGGCTCGCTAGTGTCACGCGCACGTTGTGGTTAGGCTTCAGGCTCGCGAAGTTGTGCCTCGACCCGAGGCGAACCTCGTATCCGTCAAGACTCGACTGCCGCAAAATCTTCTGCCCGTCAGTATTCAAAATCTTTACGCACTGACCAAGTGAGGCCAGCAAGCAGGTTTTCTTCTCAAGCATCCAGGCAATGGTCGGCTGGCACTTGTTGGCCGCGACCATGTCGCACTCAGAGTTGTCAGTCATAATTCTGACCGACTTGAACCCGACAGCTGCCATCTCCTTGCCGGCCCCGGAAGCAGGTGTCCGCTGGTAGTTAACCTTGGACCCAATCTGTTTCACTAGCTTCCGCTGCTGAGCATGGTGCATGAACCCCAGGGTTACCGACCCGCCTTCAGTCGCCGTCAGAGACCCGCCGTCGATGAGGGCTTCCTCGATCGGCTGCGTGGTTCCTGAGTGGAACTGCCCGTACAAACGGGAGTCCGCGGTGCGGTCCACCGAGAAAAATGCCGTTGACGCAGGAGCTGCCGCCGGAAACCAGGAAGCGAAACCCTCCATCTTCACGTTAGCGGTAGCGTTGTTCGCGTCGCCCTCGACGAAGAGAAGGTCACTAGCTGCAATCGCCGTGCAGACGGTGTCCCACTGCGCGCTAGTCGCAGTTAGAATCCCGGCAACTCGGTTGACCCCAGCAAGAATCTCCGTCCCTGTCCGAGTCGCCCCCGTAGCAGTCGCTGCGGACTGCAGGGTCATGCCCGGTTCAAAGTTGGAAACCTCCTGGATAGGATCAAGAGTGATTGTCTGGTTGGTGACTGTTGACCCGGACGAGATTGTCCCGATCGAACCATCGCCTGCGCGCGGCAGATGAGTCTCGATCGAGTCCGCCAGCGCATTGGCTGCCGTATCAATCTGGACCTTCATCGCGCTCAGGAACGCATACTTGTCACCCTGCGAAGCCTCGACGGCCTCCCCGCTCACCGTCGCCACCGAATAGTCGTTGACGCGAGTGATGAGGAAGTCCTCAATCTTCGCCGCGGTTGCATTGCTCTGCGCTGTCGCGAAGTCAGCACTTCTGCCCATCGCATTAGCGTAGATGTTCACGACCGGCATGTTCCGACCGCCCAGTCCTTCAAACTTAGGAATGGACGCGTACATCGGACGCATCTGGTACGTGGTGTTTTTTAAATTGTCGCCCCGGTAGATCTGCTTCACACTAAGCAGTTTTTCAACTGCCGCGGACCGTTTGTGCCCGCGCTAGAGGTTTCCCCCTAGGGTTGGACTATATCTTCACCCCGAAGGGTGTTGGGCGCTCGTGGCGGCGTTACTGCTTTCGCTCGGCCGCTAGTCTCTGAACCTTCCGCCCGCCTTTTACATCGGACGGCTTGGCTGCTGATTGGCTTAACAATTCTCATCGTCTTAGCGTTCCAGCAATTCACCCAATTACACCGCAAGTTCTCACAAGCGGGGCGCCGAAATTGACGCAGCATCAAAAGTCGTTGTGGTTTGTTCTGCCACTTTATAGCCCTCCGTTAGAGATCACGTACTCGGCCAGGCTGAGTCCGGGATCTGCTTGGCGAGCCATTTCAATTGGCTCGTCTCGTCCCAGTCATCAAACCCGTTCGGGCTACCCGACGCCGAGGTTGCTGCCTCCTCGTTAGATAATGTTGACGCGCCCTCGCTCTTGCTTTGCGCGCTCTGCTTCTCTGTCTCTGGGGGCTTACTGGTGCCTGTGGTCTTTTCTGGTTTTGTGATGAGGCCTAGCTCTTGCCGGACAGCTTCGTACGACCCGAGTCGTTTCAGCTTCTTCCGGTATTCATTCTGAACACCAAGCGCGGCCTCTTGTGCGCTCGGTACCCGTTTATGTTCCGCGGCAAAGTTGCCGGCATGTTCGATCACTTCGTCCACTGCCTCATCGAGGGAGGCCAGGACGCGGAAGTCGTCTGTTTCAAGAAGACCGCTCACCTCGTTGCGGTAGTCTTTCAGCGCTTGCTGGTTGTCTCTTTGAACGAGGTAGTCTTTGATCTCTTTGATCTCTCGGTCTCGTGCCTGCTCACGCTGGAGTGCGGAGCTCTGGGCTACCGAGGCCTGCTCGGCATTGCTCTGTTTCCCGTCCCCGAGGACGCGGTCGTTCAAGTGCTCAAGCTTCACCCCGTGCTTCGAGAGCTCAGCGAGGGGGTCACGAAGGAGGTCTTCCTGCGCCCTCTTTGCGCTCAGCGATAGCTGGTCGATCTGCTCCTGCATCGACCGGATGGTCTTTTGCTGCTCGCGGCTTTCCCTCTGAGCTTTCTTGGCCCGGGCCCAGGCGGTGGCTACCGAGCTCTCCTCCTCGACGGCAGGCTTTGCCTCCAGGTCCTCTGGCGACGGGTCGCTGCCGGGGATGGTCGTCTCTTCTGTGTCTGGCTCGGGCTCTTCCTTTTTGGGCTCTTCCTCTTCCTCGGACTCCTTCGGATCAACCGACGGGACGTCTGCAGTCTCTTTCGGCAGCTCATCCTCTACCTGGCTCGCGAGCTCATAGAGAAGCTTGGCGCTCTCGTCGGCGTTCGACACATCCGGGATATCCTCAACAGGCGCTTCGACGCCTGCGGCCTGAGCCGCTGCGGCTGCGATTGCTGCTTGCGCTTCTCCCTCTTCACCCGGGTGGGCCTGTGTGTCTGCCTCAGCCATCTAATCTCCTATTGAAGTGGTCCTTCGAGGGGAGGGAGAAGACCCTGCCCCTCCGGTGGTGCGGGCAACGGCGGCTCGCCTCCTCCTCCCGGGGGCATGGCGCCCTCCGGCGGAGGCGGGGGCATCGGTGGTTCCTGCTGTTCTGGCTGTGGGTTGAGGAGGTTGGCGGCCCTGGTCGCGTACACTCGCAGCTTCTCAATGTTGGCTTCGTCCTCTGGCGTGCTCTCGTGGAGGCTGTCCTTAGCGGCCTGCAGGACGGCGAGGTTTGCTGTCGTCAGTGCGTATTCTAGGTCTGCCTGCGGGTATGGCTCGTGGTTCTCGCCGCGCTCGAGGATGCCCTCGATCTGGAGGTCGACGAGATCGAACGGTGCCCTGAGACGAGACTTGATGGACTCCAGGTCCGGGACGTCCAAGAGCTCAGGGATGTGGGGTTGAATGTCAGGCCACACCTGGGCCAGGTTCTGGATGCTCTCGAGCTTGCCGGCCGGTGTGTCCGGGAGGAGGTTCGTCGGGAAGACGCGCATGGTGTAGTCGCTTTCCTCGATCGCGACGTCGTCGAACAGGATCTCCTGCAGCTCTTTGTCGTCCTGCACGAGCACACGGATGTCTCCGTCCCCGCGGTCTCTGACCTGCTCCGCTTGCCGGAGCGTCAGGCTCGAGAGGTCCATGTAGAACCGCTCCCACTCTTGGGCCGTGTGCCGGAAGCGCTGCGAGGTCTCATCGCTGTAGCGCATGATGGCCTCACCGCTCTTCAGGCCAGCCGGTATGCTGCCCTGCGCCTGAAGCTGACTGATGCCTGCTTGCTGGAACGCCTTGTCCCAGAGGAATGCGATCTTGTTGTCGATCTCCCCAAGGCCCGTGTTGATCGGGAGATGCACCGGAGGCTGAGACTTGAATGTGCCAAAGCCCATGTCCGTGTTCTGCATCTTCGAGCCAGGGATGCCGTCGCCCTTCTTTAGCCAAATCTGGTACGACGCCAGATTTAGGATTCGCTGAGCCTTCTGCAGCAGGTAGTTGATCTCGTTCTGGATGCTCGCGAGCTCTTCGGCGAGACCGATCCCCTCCCAACCAAGGGGGGCCTTCGACCACCGGAAGGTGCCGAACGGGAAGGAGTCCCATTCGTACTTTTCGTCCACGAGCGTAGCGTTGCTGGTGGCTATGAGGTGGCGGCCGTCTTTGGCCTCAGGGTGAGATGGTAGGTGCCAGCCCTCTACGACAGAGACCGGGTCGACAATCGTGTCAGCAATGTTTTGTTCATCCCTTATAAGCCTAGCATGCTCTATGTCTTCGCGATGGGACGGCCATAAACCTGCAGCGCGGTGCCGAGTGATCTCCTTGTGTCTAAAGAGCTGGCGAGGCATCGCGTAGCGGGCTTCGTTCTGATCGACGATGATCTCATCGGGGAACACCCGCTCCATCGCGATGTCGCCGTTACGCTCGTAGACATGCATGTACCCCGTCCCGAAGAGCGCGGCGTCACGGAAGACCTCTAGCCCTAGAGAATAGGTGTCGTTCTTGTAGAACTGCCCCGAGACGAACTTGCCCAGGTTCTTCGCCTTCTCTCGAAGACTCTTGCGCCCACCGAATGTAAGGAACTGCGGCCGTGGTCTGTTCGCTGCAATGTGCGCAGTCGCCGCATCCACCACCGCCTTGATGATGTTGAGTTTGAGAATGTCCCCCGTGTCCTGGAGCAGGAACTCACCACCCGAGAGACCGTCAGATAGTCGGTTGCTGTAGAAGCGGAGGTAGAGGTTTGTGACGGCGCGGTGATACGACTGGGTCTGATCGAGAAACTCGACCGCCCGGAACATACTCTCGTGAGCTGTCTTCTTATCCTGGTTCCACCAGTCGGTGCCCTCACCGCTGGGGATTAGGCGTCCAGTTGTTCCCTCAAACGGCACTCATAGGGCTCAGTGTCCTATCCACGTCACGTCAAGCACTTCTAAACATCATCTGCTTGAGCTGTTGTTCCCGTCTTTTAGACGCCTCTTTACGATCATCTTCTGTAATCTCGAGGAATGCTTCCTGCTGGCCAGTCGAGAGCATAGAGAAAGGGTCGGCTTGCTCCTCGACGGTGGTTGGTTCTCGGAACTTGAGCGTCACTCTGCCGACAGTGACCAGCTCTACATGGCTCTTAAGGAAGTGCTCGGCCAGCCTTTGGGCAACCTCGTGGTCCTCGAGGGGGAGGTGGTCTACTTGCCCGGCTGCCTTCTGGCTCGCAAAGTCGCGCTGCTCCTGCGCCCTAAGCCCCGCGTTGTTTGCCTCTTTGGTCGCCTGCACGCTCATTGCGCCCACACAATCCCGCTCTCTTCCTTGTCGATCTCGATCTTGTGCCTGTTCCGGTAGAGCTCATCCCAGGTACCACGAACATCCCAGTCCAAGTCGACCCCCACCTCACACGTGAGATCACGCATGCCACCGCTTGGTCTCTGGGGATCAATCCACAAGTCCAGGCTCTTGAGATGCCTGGGGCGCTCGCAGGCAGGAGGAGGATTACCCTCCCTGAGCTCGTAGATGTTCACTTCGTTCTCCGGGAACCAGACATGGCGGACACTCATATCCGGCTCGGTGCCGCTGTCCGAAGCTGCGATCGCATTGTCGATGAGCACCTTCAGCAGCCGCACTCGCACCCAGTCTACCTCTCGTTGAGAGAGCGTCTTCCGTTGGCCAATCTGCGCCAGAGGGCCGCCAGGAAGGTCGCTCGTGTCTAGCGCAGGAGCCTCGTCGTCCACCCCCGCGAGCTTCTTCTGGTGCTCGTAGGTGAGGGCTGCGACGATGTGGGGTGGGTCCAGTTCATGAATCTTGTCTGCGTCTTCGATATCCATGTCATTGCTGATGACCAGCTCGGAAGGGAGCACTCGAAGGTCTTCGCGCAAGAGCTTTGGGGTCGCCTTCCCCTTAGCCCAGGTGCCGTCTTCTTTGAGGACTTTAGGCATTATCGATCAGCCTGTACCCATACATAGTCCACGAGCGTCACCACTGCGTTGGCGCTCCGATTGGCCACGACAATCACAGGGCATAAGGGGGTTGTTGCTGTCACCGCAGACGCGACCTCCGCGCCGATTGCGGTGCCGCCGATGAAGCCCCTGACCCCGCCCGTCGCGGAGACCTCGACACGGATTGTCTCGTAAGCTCCTTCAGTCGGTGCGCTTCCGGAGAAGGCCGGAACGGTGTCTGTGTCTCCGGCGACGCCGCCGTGGCACCACTCGTCCGTCGTCGCGTCAACATCGTAGAAAACACCGCAGGCATTGGCGGCGTCGGAGTCGATGTCGCCCGCGTTGAGAAAGACCGGGGCCTCAAGGGTACCGCTCGGCAGCACATCGGTGAACCCGATGAAGATGTACGCTTCTGAGATGTCGTCGATCTGAAGTCGGGCTTCCATGACGAGACCACCCTGGTCAGCGCGCCAGTCCAAGGCACCAAGCTCCCAGGCCGAGGCGTTGGCGGTGATGAGCCCGTCGTCACTCGCGGTAGTGATAGAAAGCCTACCTCCTGCGCCCGGAGAGAGCGCCACCGCGTTGCCTGTCCCACTACCGGCGGTGACGGCCTGCTCGTCTGGGATAAGATCACCAAGCCAGTCAGTGAGGTAGGTCACCTTCTGCGAGGGGTCTATTGTCTCTAGCTCTGCGTTCGGTATCCCATTGACCTCACCAGTGAGTGTTGACGCGCCAGTGACGGCCAGGGTCCCCGACGCTGCAGCATTCACGACGGACGTGAGCCCTGTGACGCCCAGGGTGCCGGTGATTGCGGTGTTGCCGGTGAGTGTCGATGCACCGGTAGTGGTGGACGTCCCTGTGACCGTCATGTTCCCGGGGTACGTCGACGCGCCCCCGCCGTCAGCATCGAAGGTAAACACCGTGACGCCGCGAACAGATACCGTCGCGATGTTAGTGGACTCGACGTAGGAAAGCTTCAGCGGCCCTGCGAATATATCAGGTACGGCCATTAGCGGTCCGCCTGGACCCAGATGTAGTCGACCAAGGCTACGATCTGATTGGCGCTGCGGTTCGACACGATGACTACCGGACACAGGGGAGTGGTTATTGTGACCGCGGCAGCTACCGCGTCTCCGATCGCTGTCCCCCCTACAAAGCCCTGGACCGCACCGGCCGCGGATACCTCAACCCGAATGGTTTCGTAGGCCCCCTCGGTCGGTGTCGCCCCCGAGTAGGCTGGGGTCGTGTCCGTGTTCGCCTTGACGCCGCCGTGGAACCATTGCTCTGTCGTGCCGTCGACATCGACGCACACACCGCAAGCGTTAGCAGCATCGGAGTCAATGGCGGTTGTGACAAGGAAGATAGGGAGCTCCAGCGTAGTTGTAGGGAGAACATCCGTGAAACCGACAAAACAATACGCCTCGCTGATGTCATCGAGTTGGAGTCTCGCCTCCATGACCAGGCCACCAGAGTCAGCCCTCCAGTCGAGAGCAGAGGTCACCGTGTAGGCGGATGAGTTGGCTGCTACCGTACCGTCGTCACTGGCGGTGGTGATGCTGAGCCGCCCACCCTGGCCTGCAGATATAGCCACCGCGTTGCCTGTGCCGCTACCTGCCTTGACGGCGCCCTCGTCTCGGAGTGTGTCCCCGAGGAAGTCATCAAAGACGGTGACTTTCTGCGAGGGGTCTACGGACTGTAGTTCCGCAATGGGGATGCCGTTTGATTTGTTCAGGGTGGATACGTTCCCTGCGGAGGTGGGGTCGAGTGTCAGTAGGTCGACACCATCGACGGTGAGAGTGGCTACGCCGCTGGCGTATGTGGTTTTAACCTGTCCTACGTACTCGATATCTGGCATCGATTTACCCCCTTAAGCCCTCAGTGTCCCACCAGGGGCGGTTTTGATCTACGTCGAATTGATCCATTTCGTTCTGTTCGATTTTCTCGGCCTCTAGGGTAGCGTATTCACGGGTTCCTGGTCTAGGTAGGACCTCCTCCTCCTCTTCAAGGAACACAGACACACACTTGGCCAATGGTGGGGCGTAGTCGCAGTGTCTGCCGTCGGGTGTGAGTGGTAGCACAATAGAGAAACCTGCTGCAGTTACGCGCTTCTTCACCATTTGCATATCCTTGATCAGCATGGGGTCGTCTGGGATCACGACGTTCCCAGCAGCCATCTCGGTCTGGAGTGCCATGAAGGCTTTCGTTTTGTTTGATGCTGTCCACTCATCGATCACGAGGTCGAGGCCTACGTCGCTCGCAATGTCCACTAAGGCATCGCCCGCGTACTGATCGGTATAGGACCAGTTGAGGCCGTATTCGGCCAGCTGTTCCCTAATCTCCATGAGCACCTCGGTGGGATTTAGCGGAGTGACCCTGCTTCCCTGCCAGTAGCGAGAACAGACGATCGTTTTCTTGCCTTTTTCCCTCGTCATTATGATCAGAGTCCAGGCGTTGCCCCGAGTAGCTGGGTCCATTGCTGCCACGTACTCGCATCGGTCGTTGTGCTCGAGCTTCCCCATACCCTTGCGGGCACAGGCTGAGAGGAGGGCTGTCGGGAACATCGTGGTCTCGGCATCAGCAAACTCGGCGAGCACATCTGTCTGGTAGGCTGTCTCGTCCTTCTCCCTTAGCTCCTTGATACGCTCGGGTGTCCACCAGTAGGGGTTGAGCCATGGGCCCTGGGCTTTGAGGACCACCATCGCTCGAGTAGGTCTGCCCCAATATTCCTGCTTCTGGGAATAGACCGGGCCATATGGAGCCCACGGCGAGCCTATGCTGATCATTTGCGCCCCAGGGAGAAGGCGGCCACGGACGGCTGTCTGAGAGTGTTCCAGATTCACCACCCCCTCGTCTGCCCCGATCATCCTCGGCGCTTCGTCATAGCAAATGCCTGCGCACCAACGGGCGACTACAGAGGCTCCGGCCCTGGCACCAGCGACTACCTTAATCTCGACCGGTACTCCGAGCGGGTGCCAGAGCATGACCGTGTCCGCTGTAGGCTTCTCGACCAACCATCTGCGCAGCACCGGCGAGCTCACCACGTTCCCCCGAAGATGCTCGAACACCACGTGGGCCAGGTCACGAGTGAGGGACACGAGACTCACGCGCGCTACCTCTCCCCTGCCCAACCCCGAGAGATCGCAGGTCTGGGACCACCACACACCGAGCGCTGCCGCGAGCAGGGACTTGGCTCCTCTGATCCCAGCCAAAAGGAGGAGCTCCTTAGGTGGCCCGCCAAGCTCCATCGGCTTGGTGATGTTCAGCGACGCCAGCACATGCTCATGGCCGGCAAGCTCCTTGAGCGGCAGCCCCTGAGCTATGCGACAGATAGCACGCTGGAGAGGGGTGGCCGTGACAAGCCCAAAGCCCTCGGGGTGGGTGAGTAAGGTCTCGAGAGACTTCAGGACCTTCCATGCGCGCTCGGGGACTATCCGTTCGGGGGGCACTCAGTCATCCTGGTACCAGGCAAAGTCAGAGTCCCCAGAGGAATCATAGGGTCCCCTCCTCTCCGCCCTCATGTCTCCCGCTAGCGTCGTGACGGCTTCGACGGCCCTGCGCGGGCCAAAGACCTCCACCCAGCCCCAGCGCGTGGCGATCCATGTCTTAACCGGGGTATGTGGGGGCTCAGTCACCCTGGTACCACGAAAAGTCAGAATCCCTAGAGGGGTCTCCTGGGCACTCGTCAGTTCTTTGGCGTGCACTCATCTGTGATCAAAGCCTCCAAGTCATACTGCAACTCCGAGAGACGGGCCCGTATCTCTGCGAGCGTCTTGGCCTTACGACTGTTCTCCGGGGACCGCTGGTCCTTCAGCAAGAGCCCCGCGCCCGCCAGGCACCCGCTGCCGCGGGCCAGTGTCTTCAGGTCCATTATCCCACCTGCCCATCCTTCAACACATTAGGGAACGACGCACTAAGCGGCTTACCTCCAGGCTTCGGCAGGTGGCGGCTCCCCTTGGCCGGGCCCTTGCGCTTGGGCTTGGCTGGTAGCGCGACTGCTTCCTTTTCTGGCACCGGAGGCACACGCCCTGCCGTCAGCTCTGGGGCGTCAGCCTTGTGGTAGTACTCCGCCGCATACTCGTATCCCTTTGTGTGCCCGACATACTCCCCGTTCCTGTAGAACATCACGCATGCCGTGGTGCCTTCGACCTCGTAGATTCGGAGGGCGTCCTTCTTGTCGCCCCCATCCTCCGCGAGCGTGCCCCCTATCCCGGCGACAAAGAGAGGGTCTATAAATCTCACTACCTTCAGTCTAATCATGTCACGTCCCTCTTAGGCTCGGCCTGTAGAGCACAAGCTCCGGATGTTTCTCTGCGATCTTGTCCGCTGACTTCGTCCAGTAGGTGGCATACACCGGTCGGCTTCTACCCACCAGTGCTGTGGCGACCCCTCGAC